CTAGCCTTCGGCTTTTTCCGCTTTTTTCTTCTGGAACATTGCGGAGAACTCCTCGATAGTGGGTACACGGAGTGTTCCTTTGCCGTAGGGGTTCGGAGAGCGCATCTTGACGCATCCGGTGCCAAGTTTCTTGCTGGTGTAGTAGTGCTTGACCATTTCCTTGACCTCTAAGGCGTTGAACGGGTATTCGAACCTGTCAAAGCCGTAAAAGTTGAGCACCGTGCCTATGTGCGGATCATTGAAAACGAGGTCTTTCTTTTGCCTGGAAAGACCTGCCGTTTTCTTGAGCAGCAGCGGGAGGAGGAGTTCAAGCTTGTTGTCGGTTTCGGTCTGCTCCTGCGTCTTCTGCTCGCCCTGGTAATCCTTCCAGTTCCTGAGTGCGGCATGCCAGTCGGAAAGCGGGAGCCCGGATTTCATCTTCCACCCTGTCATTGCATAGTAGTTGTAGAAGCGCTTGGCGCAATCGGCAGACTTGCCGAGCTTCGCGGCATACTCGACGGCTTCCTCTTCGCTCGACGGACGGTTGCCAACGTTCGTCCGGGTGTTCTTGCCCGAGCGCTTGACTGAAAAGATGCAATAGTCTTCCTTGATGCCGTCGATGTCCTCGGAGTGCATGATGACGGTGATTCGAACGGTGAGGCTCCTGCCTGTTTCCTTGCCACCGTCGGTCTCCAGGAGCAGCAGGCGGTCGCCTGCACTGTAGAGACGGTCAACCTTGCGGATTACGAATGTCAAATCGCCGTTCAGGAGCGATTCAAAGTTCTTTTTTCTCACTTTCAATACGTGTTCCATGGTGTTTACCTCACGAATTGCCAGGATTGCGGGGCCCTTTTGATGTGCAAGTCTTCGGGATAGAGCCAGTCGGGGCCGTATTCATCGACGCCGCAGATTTCCCAACCGTAGAGTTTTCCCCTGCCTTTTGCCTTGTATTGCTCGATTTCTTCGAGCGAAAGGCACGAATTTTCGACGATCTTGGGCGTTATTTCGGTGATTATGTGGCAAAAATTAACGGATATGACGCCCGTGATGCTTTTCAGGTCGGTTTCGTAGAGGTAAACCTTGATTTCTCCTTTTTCGAAGCATTTGGGGGCAGTCTTGCGGAGCTCCAGTGTCTTTTCGCCGCTGTAGATCAGCTGTGCCCACTTGTGGTGGATACTCATAAGGATTTCTTTCATTTTATCCTCCATTTTACAGCAGTGCGTTAACCTTGGCGGCTATTTCGAACATGCGCTCTTCCAGGTACTGGCCCGGGCAATCCTTCTTCGCGAACCACTTGTGGATGGTCATGTTCTGCCTGAGCTGCCCGGTGGTGTCTTCCTTACCTACGAGCCCCTTGTCGTGGAACCAGCGGAGCTTCTGGATGCCGTTCCTTTTGCAGATGTCGGCGACCAGGTAGACGAGGCTCGAAAACGCAGCGTCGGTTACGCTGTAAGGTGCCTTGTAGTCGCTCGACACCTCGATGGTGACTGCACGGTTGTCGTTGTCAGCATTGCTTGAACACCAGCTGCGGTCGGTTTCGTCGACATAGAGCGCAATGTGGCCTTCGTCGTCGATGCCGTAGTTACTCGATGCCATGCGGGCGGGTGCTGCGAAAATCTTGCCGAGCGCACGTACATCGATATGGCCTGCGGTGCAGTGTATTGTGATGGTGTCTATCTTATGGTTGCGGGGAGAAGTCCTGTTCGGGCTTATCTCTGTATGCGATACGAGCGGGCTGTTCATGGGTTCTCCTACATCGATAAGGCTATCTGGCAGAGTACGGTCACGAAAAGTGTGAGATAGGCGACACAGTAGGCCGCCTTCATGACGGGTTTCATCTTCTTGAAGAACATATTATCCGCCTCCCGTTGAACCGCTTGATGGAGAAGCCCTTTTCGTCCAGCCACTGGAACTTCACGAGTCCCTTGTTCCTGTTGTAGATGTAACCCTGGTCCTCGTCGAGCCGGTTGTAGTGCGAGCCTGCGAAGAACTTGACTGCATAATAGACCGCATGGCTCTTGACGGTTCCCAGGCCGGCATGTTTCAGCATTTCGAGAAGCAGCCTGTCTGCAAGTTTCTTGCTGGTGAAGCCGTGATAGTTCACGTCGTGGATTAGCCAGGCGAGCGCGAGCTTCGTGTCGCCGATTTTCGGGATGAATGGGTTCACTATGGAAGGACCGCTGCGGAAGTCGGTGACGTAGGTCGGCAATATGTTGTAGACGAACGTCCCGGGAAAGCACTTGGCCTGGATTTCGATTCGGAGCGGGTTCTTTATGCTGAACATGTTTTCACATCTGGAATAGCGGTTCCACATGGGTCTTGACGGTTTGTAGGCGAGTTTCATTCATTCTCCTGGATTGAGTTGAGTTTGCCTCCATTCGGAGGCTAGGGTCAGTGCGGGGGCTCGAACCCCGCCGGGCTCCGGTCACAACTCCGGGCCCGTGGCCAACCGCAACCGACCGGGTTAACCGTCACGAAAATGGCTAGAACGTGACGGTTATGGTAAGGACTGCCGCAGCCACCCAGTAGACGACCTTGCGCACGTCCATGTCAACGATTCCGTAGACGACGGCTGCCGCGAGGTCGAGCAGGATGAGTACGAGCGGGAAAACCTGCGTCCTGTTCATGGTTACTTTTCCATCTTTACGGCGAGGTCTTCGAGCGCCTTGCTCGGGCTGGAGCCGACACCCTTGACTATCGGCTTGCCCATTTCGTGACGGATTGTGACCGCGTAGCCGAACTGTGAATCCGTTTCGAGCGAGATTTGTCCCTTGAAGAGTTCAAGCATCCTGTAGGCGTCGTTATTTATCATCTGCCTTCTCCTTCTTCTCGGATGCGACTGCATCGTTGAAGTTCAGCACGACGGTTTCCCAGATTTCGCCGGAATCCTTCTTCACCTTGCGCTTGAAGTTGATGGACTGCTTGGAGGACTTGACGATGATCGACTCTTTCAGCATGCGCATGGCCTTCTTCCATTCGGAATCCTCGATTTCGAGGTGCAGGAGCTTCATGAGCATGGCGGTGTTCACACGGCCCTGCTTGTCGACGTTGAACGCCTGCGTGATGACCTTGCCGAGGTTCTCGTCGATGCCGTCGAGCCGCCCGGCAATCCACTTGTCCACGATGGTTTTAACCATCTGGAGCTTTTCGTCGAAGCCGATGTTGTCGTCGATGCGGCGCTCGATGCAGAGCGACTTGTCGAAGTTTTGCAGGAGGATGTTGCCCTTCCAGTTCTCGCGGACGCGGTTCTCCTTCGCGAGCTCGTCGAGATACTTGTCGATGGAACCGACGATTTCGCACTTCGTCTCGGCAATCTTTTCGGAGAGCTTCACGACCTTCTTGAAGGTGCGTTCGACGAGCTGGTCGCGTTTCTTGTCGGTCGCGGGAATGTACTGTTCGGGAACGGGGCGGCCTCGGTCGTCGAGCCAGTTGCCGTCTTTATCTTTTGTTGCCATAGGATTACCTCTGGTTAGTGTTCTTGTTTCGGTTAAATTCTTCGGGGCTCTGCGCCCCCATGGCGTGTATCGCCTTGATGAGTATCTTCGCGTCGTCCTTGCAGATCCAGCTGATGACCTCGACTCCCGTGAGTCGCTTGCAGAATGCGTTCAGCGCCTTGCAGCGGGCCTCGGAAGTCTCTGCGCGGCTGACCTGCGCCCACATCGCCTCGATTGCCCGGAGCTGCGCGGGGCTCGCCTTGTGCCTTGCCCTGCCGGAGAGTTCGCTGAACTTCTGCACGTTACCGTGCACCTGTTCGCGTAAGCTTCTGACAAGCGCGAAGCGCTGCTGTGGCGAGAGGTCCTTGCTGCTCCTTACACCGTAGCGGTCGGCCAGCATGTCGCGGTAGGCAGCGTCGTCGAGACCGAGAAGCCGCACAAGCCCGTGTATCTGGCGGAACTGTTCGGCCCTCCTGTCGGCTGGCGTCGTCATCTTGCCACCACGAGCATCTGCGACGCTGTGTCCAGGACTTCGTTGTCGAGGGTGTCGCGGTTGTTGTTGCGCATGATTTCCTTGCTCCACATCACGAGGTGCGAAAGCAGGCGGAAGTTCCTGCGGCAGATCTGCGCGGCGTGTTCAATGCAGTTCGCCTCGAAATCCTTGAAGCGGCTCTCGATGTAGGATTTCACGTCGGTGTTGTCCAGGAGCTTCGCACGGCACGGTGCGCTGATTCGGCTGTTCAGCTGGGCGTAGTGGTTCTTGTCGCCCTGCACGTTCTTTTCGAGCCTGGGCATGCCGCAGAGCGCGATGCCCACGCCCGCCTTGTCGTGGACGCGGCGGATGAGTTCGAGCGCACGGTAGGGCAAGTGCTCCGCCTCGTCGATGATGATGAGACGGCCCGAATCCTTGAGCTTGTCAACGACGCGCACGAGCTTCTGGTGGAGACTGCCACGGTCGTCGAGACCGAGTTCGGCACAGAGTTCGTCGAAGAGCGCCTTCGCGGTGTAGCCGTGGTCGGCCTCGATGAAGATGATGGAGGGGTGCGCCTTCGCGAACGCCTTGAGGGCGGTGGTCTTGCCGCATCCGGCGTCGCCCGTGAGCATCCCGCAAATCTGGTGGCTGAGGACCAGCGAACAGAACTTGTGGATGGTCTTGAAGCACTTGGTCTGCACGATGCCCTCGTTCTGCTTGATGGTGTCGCGCTGCGCCTCGATTTCCAGGAAGTCCTTCACCTTGTCGCAGATGGCGTCGATGTCGCCGGTGTAGGTGCCCTTGATGAAGTAGCTGAGCGTCGCGGGGCTTATGCCCATGGCGTTAGCCACCTTGGTCTGCGATGCCCCGCTGCGGGACATGTATTCCTTGAGCTGTTTGATGATTGCGTCCATATTCTATCCTTTATGGTTGCGGTGTTTGTGTTGAAAGGGGGTGCCTCCGGGGGCGGTTTTAAGGAGGGAGATAATCGTGTCGTGGCTACTGTGCCTGCCCCCATCGGCTAATTCCTAGAGGATGCCGTGGTCTGCAAGCGATTCCTTTACCCTGAACCAGGTTCGGACTTCGCTCTTGAGCAGGCCTACCGGGAACTTGCCATTGTTCTTGATAATTTCCAGGGCAATACGCACGTGCTTCTTGGCTACGGGCCCCGCCACGGCGCGGTATATGCGGAGCATGGCTACCGTATCGATGTTCTTGTCCATTTACATTGCCTCGCCGGTTGAAAGTTCGTCCCAGAGGTCGGTGGATTCGCGTTCCTCCACGTCGTCCCCGAGAAGGTTGTAGAAGTCCGCGTTGCCCACCTTCCTGTCGGTCCTGAGTTCCTGCGCGTCCTTGTCGTGGCGCGTGAGGTGCGTGGGGCCCTGCGGCACGAAGATGTCCTGCGGGCCCACGGCGGTGCGCATGGCGCTGATGTAGTCCGCCGCCTGCTCCTTCGTCATGTCGGGGCAGATTTCCTTCAGGAGTTTCTCTTCGTGGCGCTTGCGGGCGACACCTTCGGCAATCTGTGCCTTGCCCACGGCATCGTCGTCCTTGACCATGGCTCCCACGGCGCTCTGCAAAGCGCATTCGCCGATGAGTTTCTTGTTCTGGTCGTAGCACCAGGCGGTGCGCATGTCGTCGGGATCGTAGCGGAAGATGACCTCGCGGCCCTTCCACACGGGCATCCATTCGGCCCAGTACCAGGAATCGAGCTGCGGGAGGTAGAAGCCCATGTGGCGAATCCTGCCCGACACGGTACGGCTCACGAGCATCGAAAGCGTGTCCTTGGAAACACGGCGCATCGGTTCGCGCTTGACGATTTCTTCGTTCCAGAGCTCCGCACGGCTCCTGCCCTTGTGGTGTTCTCCCTGGCACGGCAGCCCGGGGAATACGTTCGTCATGTAGTCCTGCGCAAGGCTCTCGAACTCCTCCCAGGTGGCAAAGTTCCCGCTCTTGAGCACGCCTTTCAGCGGTTCGGGCTTCTCGACCACGGTGCCACCCTTGAAGCTGTTGAACAGCCTGTCAAAGCCGTTTTTAATGACCAGGAAGTTGCGTTCAATGACCTTTGCACGGGCGTTACGGACGATGGCGAAGTGCATCTTGATTCCGAGCCGGCTTGCGAGCGATTCGGCGTATTGCTCGTCTTGCACGATTTGGTGCCCTCGCGACTGCCCGGAGAAATCCTTGTTGCGGTATTCGCGGCCGTTATCCACGTAGATGTTCTCGGGAATGCCGTAGCGCTGGATACCGTTGCGGAGTGCCCGCAAGGTATTCTCGGTGCCAGGAGCGTCATGGTGCAAGCACCATCCCATGGGCATGTACGTCTTGAAGTCGATGAACAGCGTGATGTAGCAGGTGGCGGGCTTTTCCTGCCCCTGCACCTTGACGAACACGTCCCACGTGCGGGTATCGCCCACCCAGACTTCTCCCGCCTTGAGGTCGGAATAGTCGCGGTCGAGGTGATATCCCTTGTTGTCGTAGAACTTCTTCTTGCCTTCGCGGGCGAAGTAGATGACATCGGGTGCATACTCGTTCTTGAGCCTGCGCACGAATGCCGACTTGCTCGGAAAATCGGATTCGTCCTTGCATTCGCCGCGTTCCATCGCCTTGCCGAGCGCAATCATCCAGCTGGAGTAAACGCTTATCTTGTTCGCGGTGAGGTAGGCCGTCTTGAAGTCGTCGAACATCGCATCGGTCACGGTGGACTTCATCGTCTCGCGGTGGTTGATGAGGGCAATCTTGCCGCAGTCCTCGACAGAGGCACGTTGACGGTAGATGCTCTTGATGCTCGTCTTCATTTCGGGGTGGGCCTTGTTCCACTCGTCCACGAAACGCCCGAGCTCCTTCGTGCCCGTGATGCCTTCGCACTTCAGGAGAATGAGCGTCCACTTGTCGAAGTTTTTCTTCGCTCGGGATGTGGCACGGTCGTAACTCCTGATGACGGTCTCGACATCCTCCGAACGGGAGGCGACTTCGACAGCTTCGGGCAGAGTCTCCATGACGTAGCGGTCGGCAGCTTCCTTCGGAAGACTCCTCGCGTTGATCTTGAGCACCTTGCGTCCGTTCTCGGTGTCCCACTTGTAATCCCAGCTGCTCACGATATTGCGCACCTGGCGTTCGGACAACCCGAGAAGCTCCGCGGCCTTCGCTGAACTTATCCAGATCGGCTGCATCTTACTTGCTCGCTCTGCCAAGGAGGAATGCGCGGACACGGCGGGCCTGCAAGCATTCGCCGCAAAAGTGGTCGCGATTGACAGTGATTTTTGCGACGCCCCCGCAGATATCGCAGTGGCGGTCCGCCGAGGAAGAGATTAGCGTGTTCATGGGAATGGATGTTGTCATAGATTACCTCGTCTTGTTGTGATTGAAGATGAACTGGACTAGCCTTCCAGATCCTTGAGTGCACGGGTGATGAGGAACTTCACGAACTCCTTGTTGTTGGGGAACGTGTGACCCTCGTTGAAGAGCTTGACCTTCGCTGCGTTGATTTTCTCGGTGAGCGGCTTCGGGAAGGTCATCGACGGCATCATGTTGGGGAACAGTTCGCACTGCACGGGTTCTGCGGCGGGGACGATCTGGGCATCTTCGGCCTTGGGCGTGTAGTCAATCTTGCGGCGCACGGTGTACTTGCCCGTCTTGCGGATGGTGGGCAGCACGTCTTCGACGACCCACTTCTCGAACTTGCGGGCGTCGGGCATGCGGCTTCGCATGATGAGGCGGTAGAGGTCAGGTTCGTTGATGGCGATCATCGCCTGCTTGCCGCCCTTAGTGTCCACAGTAATCTTCTTGCAGAGTTCGGTTTCGCCTTCCACCAGGTCCTTCGAGTCGATGACTTTGGAGCAATGCTTGGAAATGGCGTCCTTGGTGTTCTTGTAGCCAAGGACCTTACACACGTCGTCGGCGACGAACCACACTTCCTTGTTCTTGTCCTGGACCATTCGGATACCGTCTTCGCCATTGAACAGACGGTAGCGCAGCTTGAGCGCGGTCGCCGTGGTCGGGTCGAGCTCTTCTGCCTTGGGCGGTTCCTCGTGGACGGCGGGCAGGTTTTCGCCTCGGACTTCGCGGTCGAAGTCGGTGTCGCCTTCACCCTGGATTTCGGGCTCTCCCTTAGTCAAAGGGTGTAGCGATTCGCTATACCCTTCGGTGGCGTTTTCGGGTTCTTCGTCGAGGGGATTCTTGAGCATTATGCGACTCCTTTGTTGGTAAGTCCCAGGTCCTTGAGGATGGGAGCGAGCTGTTTGTTTGTGCGGTAGCCCGTGGCCACATCCCTTATATATTGGGCGCTGTAGGGCTTTCCGGCGATCTCGGAGACCTTCGCGGCGACCTTGCTCCATGCAATTTTTGTCACGGTGAAGTTATTGGCCATTTGGCAAGTTTCCTTATTTTTAGTAGATTGTTTTTGTAGTGGTATTATTACCACTACATCAACAAATGTATATAAACATTTGTTGATTGTCAAGAGATTTTATAAACATTTGTTGATTTTTTTTTCTATGTACTCTACTTTTCTCCGTCAAAAAATTGAAGAATCGGGTAAAACCCAGAAGGAAGTCGCTGCTCACGCAGGAATAACCACGGCAGCCCTTGCCAATTACCTAAACGGCTCCCGTAGCCCGCAACTTGACGTGGCTAAAAAGTTGTGCGATGCTTGCGGGTATGACCTAATTTTTCTAAAAAAGGGTTCAATAAGCGTAGATGAAGCAACAATCGTTGATTCTAACAAGAAACCAACAAATGTTGATATAGACGTAAACGGAGCCATCGAGCTGTCGAACACGCCCGCAAGCCGCCTCGCCCAGCTCGTTGGGGTAAGCCCCGCCACGTTCACCGCCTGGCAGAACGGCACCGCCACGCCCACCGTCGAGGAACTCTCCCGCCTCTTCAACCAGGTCGTAGCCCTCGCCCTGAGCTCCCGCCACGCCGCCACCACGCCCGAAGCAGAGAACCCACCCGCCCAAGCTACCGCGTAAGAGGGAATATTATCGAGCTGGTTCCGCGTTACTGAAGAATGATATAGTTTCCCTGGAGAACAGATAAACAAGGAGTCTCCATGAGTGCAGTCACAGACACCATCCACACCGTCGTTTACGACACAGTTCACACCGTCTCTTTCGATACGGTCCATGTCCTCATGGATTCTTCGATAACCATACAGGCGTTGAAGGATTCGCAAACGTTCTACTCCAATTCTTTCTACTGGTTGATTGGAGCCATTACGGTTCTTGTCGCCTTGTTCGTTTTGGCAATGACTCTTGCTTGGAACAGGAAATTCAAGACCGAGGTCGAGAGACTTAGAAATAAGGTGGAAGAGCAAACAAAAGATCTTTCTAAAAAAGCCTTTAACGAATCTAAAAGTGAATTTGAACATAACGTATCCGATGTGAGAACCCGTCTTGGAAAGGCTTCGTCGAAGATTGACGAACTTTTATCCAAGATGGTGATGAACTATCTATTGCAGGCGAAGAATGCCAAAGATGGAAACGAGTGCCTTAGGTCATGCATATTCGCGTTTGATATCATTTCTGAAAATTTCGGGAAGGGAATGTTGACGGAATCCGAGCTCATCGTGTCGGTTCTCGAAAAGTGGTTTATTAATGAATTTCATGGTGGCGTGGACTCCTATTTGTGCAAGACAATAATTGAACGTATTGAAATTTTTGAAACGTGCTACTTCGAATACTTTGCAGATAAATCGCCGGAAGAAAAAGAAGAATCTTTAAAACTCATAAAAAGGATTGACGCTATCAAGGTTTGCTTAACTCCCAAAAAGCCTTGAAATCGAAAGGGCAATAAATACCAACGGGAAACCGAGTAGAGGAATAAAACGCCAACCTATCAGGTCCCAGAAGAGTTTCCACTTTTGCTTTTTTAAGTTGCATTCAAACTCATCCCATATGTCGGGTCGTGTTTCTTGTTTCATTCTCACTTCCTTTGTTGTAAAGTTTGTATTTTTGTGCGTTTTTAGTTAGCGGATGAACAACAAGCTAGTTCCAAAGGATGAATCTGAAACCGATTCCGGCGAAGACGGAAAAGGCGAGGAAACCGAAAAGGAATCTTAAACAAAAACGATTTGCTTCTTTGATTTCTTTATTGAGTTTAGCACTAGTGCTAGAAATGATTTTTCCAAGGATAGAGAGTGTTTCTCTATCCTTTTTTGTTTGGGCTAAACATTCGTCGAGCACAAGCAAAGTGTTCACCCCTAATCGATACCTTTCATTCATCTTTTTTTCCTTTTTTGTGTTGTTGTCTTTTTCGCGCATTTTGATTATATTTGAAATACAGAATGAGCGTCTGGGATTCCCTAACAGTTGATGACCTTCCGAACGAAGACCTTAAATGGGTCGCTACGACCCTCGGGCTCGATGTCGCCATTCGCATCTGGAAGAAGTTCGCGGGCAACCATGTAGCCTGTCCATCCCGGATGACTCCGAACGCAGTGCGCCGCTACATGACGGACAACTGCGGCAAGACAGTCCACCAGCTTGCCTTCGAGACGGGCGTGAGCGAGCGTACGATTTACCGTTACCTTAACTTTGTGCCAAAGAAACTGGACAACGGGCAGATGAGCTTGTTCTAGGGTCATTTGTGGCCTCCGCGTTTCTTCATTTCATTTACAAAGTGGTCCACCAACATATCCTTGATTTTCTTTTCGTCTTCGTCCTGGAGCATCATGTAGGGGCGGGCGGGAATGTTTGCGCCCGGGTGGTGGGCGCTCTTGCGGTAGAGTACCGTGCCGCCCACGGTGAAACGGAGCGCCCTGCGGTTCTTGGCCACGATGTCGTGTGCGGGGATTGAGCCGCCGAACTGGTGAATGCGGGCGTATTTCTGGGGACCGGTCATTATGGTTACGGCGTTACCGTCGTTGTCGAGCTCGTAGTGGATTCCCTTCATAAGGGCCCCGGTGCCGACAAGGGTCTTACCATTACTTTTCTTCGATGATGCCCATCTGTTGGGGCGACCACCTTCACGGAAGTTCTGCTTGACGCTTTTGACGACAAGGTTTCCGACCGCCGCCATAGCGGGCTTCAAGTCGCTTGCCGTCCGCTTCGCGATATCGATAATTTCGTTGAATTTATCGATTTTTACGTCTGCGTTGATAAAATTTGACATGGGGTATTGACTTTCCTTGTGAAAAATGGTATATTATGAATGAGCTCGCTCGTATGACTGCTATGCCAGGATGACTACGGGTGTGGCCGCCTACTGGGTGCATAGATCCACCATGGCTACTTTTACAACAATTTTTTCCCCATCATTTTTGCATTCTTAATATCGCTGTCTTCGCGGTATGTCGTCCACGATACCAGTTTATGACGATATACTCTAAAAACGAATGTTGAAGCTTTGTTTAATTTTTTCTTTTTCTTGTTCTTTTCATCAAATACGCCTGTAAAAATGACGTTTATGGAAACAGTTTTCCTTTTGGGTTGCTCCTGAAAAGAAAAACGCACGTCAGTCGGGTTTCTTAAAGTTTCTACGAAATAGTTCAGATATTTTGTTCGGCCAATGTCGTTGTCTTTTATGATATGCCCGCCCAGAAATTTATAATCGACTATCAATGGATATGTAAATCCGTTGATGTTTTTCTGCATGACCATTCCGCCATTAAAGAACCGGACATCAGTTCTACCCTTAAAAGCGTCTTTCAATTTTGAGTCAAGAGCTTTAGCAAAAACATTTACATCGGAAATAGGTTCATTCTGTAACTGGGGTGGTAAAAGCTGCTTGTTGATGGGGATCTTGTAGTCGTTTTCTGCATCCCATATTCCTTGCTGCGGAATATCCTCGTATTTTTCTTTTGAATCTAATCCGGCTATTCCCATATCGGCGTCGCCGATGCTGTAGTCCCAATTTTTACCGATGTTTGTTGTGTCATTAGGGCTGAGTTCTTTGTCTTTGGTGCGGACAGTCTCTTTTTCGTCGCCACGCTCCATTTCGTACTTGCTGATGAACTCCTTTTCGCACTGGCAGCCGAAACCATTAGGCGGGCTATGCTTTTGCCACCACGGGTCATTCACAGGGAGAACGATGCCGTTCCACGCCTTGTGTTCTTCACGGCTTCCGGGGAGCATCATGCAGACATACTTTGCATGGGTAAATACATCAGGCATAGACCTTGCCTGCCGTTCTTGACCGGCTGCCGCACAGGTCAACATGTTTGTTTGGTAGATTACTTTCGAACGCCACGCACCGTATTTCGGCTTTTCCATCTTTTCGTCAAAGCTCGGGTCAGAGGCACGCCATTTGTTTGCTATGGTGTAGAACCTGTCGCGGAAGTCTTGCAGGGATTCTCCCTTGCTAATTGCTGCGTTTACGGCACTCCTGAAATCTCGCAGGATGTCTTCCTGCATACACCCGGCTACAGTAAATGCGCGGGTGTGCATTGCGCCCTTGATGTCGTCCCATTTTTTTGTAGGCAAGACTTTCAATTTGTCCTGGAAAAATTTGACGGCTTCCTTGTAGGCCCCCTGCTTGAAATCCATGCGTTTAGCCATCTACGATTCCCGCTTTCTTGAGGATGGAGAAACGGCCCGCAAGGTCAGCGGCAAGGAACGCTTGTTCCATTTCTTCGGCGATCTTGTCCATGGGCATTTCGCCGTAGCAGCCGATGAGCTTGTCGCGGACTTCTTCGAGGCTCTTTGCGTTTTCCACCAGTTCCCTGATGGGTGCCAGGATATCGACCTTCTCGCATTCGTCTTCCAGATGCTCGGTGAATGCGTTCACCTGGTTTCGGAGTTCGTGGCTGGTGTTTCGCACCTTGCCCTTCTTTTCGGGGCCTTCGGCGAACATCCCGCCCTGTTGGGGTTCGACCATCTCGAAATACTTTTCGTCGATGCCGTAAACGTCGGTGATGTACTGGGCTTTGAACTTGACGCCGAGCTGCGTGAGTTTCGAGTCGCGTTCCAGGCGGGCCTGCTGCAAGTCTTCCGGGAGGATGATATTCATCCAGGGGATGACTTTCTCGTTCGGCCAGTTGAGCTCGTATATCCAGCGGATGAGTTGGTTGAAACTCGACTCGATCATTGCCGCGTCGTCGATGGTCAAGTCCTTGCGCACGTCGTTGTGCACGGTGGCCATGGCCTGCGTGCCGCCCGTGTTCGTCTGTTCGGTAGTGAGCGTTTCGCCTAGCCACGCCTTGCTCATTTCGGCGTCGGCCCAATGCACGAGCTCGCTGTGCGGGTTCGTGCCGCTCATCTTTGTTTCCAGGAGTTCCACGGAGCCGGTCTGCGGGATAACCGCCACGGCGTCGCGAACGAGCCCGGAGAGCATTTTCAGGAATTGGGCCTGTTCGTTCTCGGTGGTGGTAGGCGGGCACTTGCCGACCGCCTTGGGCATGCCGTACTTCTCGACAAAGATCATCCAGAATTTGAGACCGCCTTTCTTGAATGCGAGCGGCCAGAAACATTTCGCGCAGACGGGCTTGCCGTAGGGGTTCTCTGCGGTCGGCCTGTGGCTCGTGACAATGAACTTCTTGTCGGGAACTGCGGTGCGGTTGTTCTGCTTGTCCTGGAAGAGGAGTTTACCGTTACCGTCGAACCTGAACCATTCCTGCGGGCGTTCCTTGATGGCCGTGGGCAGGATGAGCTTGCCCATGTCGGTGTCCACTGCGTCCCACACGATTTCGTGGACTTCGAAACCGTAGCCGATAGATTCAAGCATCTGCGAGATGGTGTTGCGGAGCTCCAGGTTCCAGAGGTATTCTTCCAGCATCTTCGCCTTCTTGGCGTCGCCCTTGGAACCGTCGATGGTCCACGGCCGGCTGGTAATCGCCGCGAAACGTTTGTCCTTCACCGAATCGAAGTGCCCGTCCACGAAGTTACGGTACACCTTGATGTTGCCGCCCTGCGCTTGCAGGATTGGGTCGGGGTTCGGCAGGTAATCTTCGCCCGAAACGAATGTCGCCACCTCACGGGTGGCAACTTCGGTCGCCAACCGGAGTTTTTCATCCCCGTTTTGGGTGATTTCGGTCTGTTTTTTCCTTTTTTTGCTCATGCAATCCTCGGTGTATTTCTAATCTCGTTGAATGGCCGTTCAAATTCGTTGAATTTTGATTTTCTGAACGCGGACGGGTCTTTACTAGTCCAGAACAAAAACGGGCTAGAAAGGGCCTTTCTGTGCGATTATCGGAATCCGCTAAAATCCAAGCTTTCCCCTTTGAACGGATTGTCGGTCTTGACGAATATCGGGCCCGCCGCATTCGCCGATTTTGCGTGGTATGCCAAAGCTGCGCCCCAGAAGAAGTCGCCGTGGCCCAGCTCGGTGCTCGCGGCGTCATAGCGCACGTTCCCGGCACTTGTGACAATCTTGCGCACTGCGTGGATGCTTTCGGCCTGTTCGTCCTCGATGCGGCCTTCGACTCCGGGGAACTTCGGGCACTTCTCGATGATGAGCTTCTGGTCTTCGAATGCCTGCAAGAGGCTTATGGCGAGGTCGGCCTTGACGGTGTTCGTGAACAGCACGCCTTCGACCTTGACAGAGCCGAACTTTTCCTGTGCCCTTTCGGTGAACTGGTCGCCAAGCCCCGTGCGGTCGATACAGGCTCGCACGAGGTTCGGGAGCTTGAGGAACTTGTAGAGTTTTTCTTCAAGGAAGCTCCACTTCTTTTTCTGGTAGGCCTCGACGGCGCGGCATACGAGCTGGTCGCAGACGTCCTCGAAAACGTAGATGACGTAGAGGTGGCGGTGGCGTGCCACGTCGCATCCCAGGTACAGCGGGCCCTTCGCCTTTTCGAGCCCGAGCACTCCCTGGCGTTCGCAGCTGTGGATGAGGTCGTAGCTGATCATGGCTTTGGATTCATCCTGCGGGTTGCAGCAGTATTCCTCTTGCCAGATGGCTTCGGTGAGGCATCCCTTGTGTTCGTTTTCCAGCCACGCTTCGCGTTCTTTCCTGGAGAGCTTTCGCCCGCAGATACGGTCGGCGAGGCCTTCTTCCACTGCGAGCTGGATAGGAACGGTGTGCACGCTGTAATCGAGTTCGCCTTTTTTGCACTTGTCGATGATCAGGTAGAAAAGCGAGTTGACGCCGTTGTGCGTAGAGAGTATGCGGATTGAGTAACCCCACATGGCGGCGGGCTTCGCGGCTGCCCACATCTTGCGGTCGTCCTTGTGGTGTGCCGCTTCGTCCCAGACAATCTTACCGCCTTTTGAGCGGAACGCCTTGGGGTTGCTGGATAGCGCGTAAATTTTTGAACCGTTGTTGAACTCGATTACTTTGGACTTTACGCCTTTGTCTTCGTCGGCAAACTCACATTCGGAAATGTCCTCGCAGTTGATTTCCGCCAGCGCCTTTGCAATCGTGTTCAGCTTCGCAACCCAACCGGCTATGTAATCCATGTATTCTGCGGCGGCGGTCATGTCTGCCGAGCTGAAGAATATCTTCAGTCCGGGCTGTTCTATGCAGTCCTGCACGTCTTCAAAGCTCTGCACGTAAGTTCCACCGATACGGCGGGACTTTTCGAGGATTTTAACCTTGCTCTTGTCGAGCAAGTACCTCTTTTGGTACGGAAAAAAGTAGTCGATTAGGCTTTGGTCGGGCATAGTCCAAGAGCTTCCTTCATTTTGGCGAGAGCGGCTTTCTGTTTTTCTTCCGGGGAAAGTTCGGACTTGTTGGCCTTGGGTGCTACGGCTTCGTACTTGCGGGCGTGTTCAGCTGTGTCGATGATGCGCTGGAGCGCCGTGTAGCGTTCGGGGGCAATCTTTACGCCGTCGAGTTCGTCCTGCTTGATCTTGCGGGCCATGACTTCGCCCAGGCTGAAGAGTTCGGCGTGGAAGTTCTTTTCGCCGCCGCTGATTTCGGCGCGGGTTTCTTCCCAGCGTTCTTCGGTCTTCCAGTTCTGTAGAGTGCGCGTGGAGATGTTGAGACGCCGGCTGATGTCTGCAAGACTCATCTGGTGGATGGTGTAGAGTTCCTTCGCCTTGGGCTTGAGTTCGGACTTGCTCATTGCTGTCTCCCTGCCTGGTGGGCCTCCGTGCAGCAGGCGCGTATCGCTTCGAGTGCACGTTTCTGGTCGTCGCTGTATTGCTTCAAGACTGATTCCCAACGCAGTTGGTCGTTGGCTGTGTTCTTTTCCCATTTCGCGTTTTCGTTTGTGTAGAAGATGCAAAGCATAAGGGCGAATATTGCGCCCACACCGAACTGCCGCAAGGCTTCTTTCCAGAATGATTTGTCCATGATATACCTCCTCGCAAAGTTACCTCATAGGCTCTGCCATAGGGCATGACATTGGCATGTGCTCTTTCTCTTTTGTTCGAGTACCTTTGTGAGCATGAAAGACAAGTTTCCCAAAATTCTCAAATCCGAAGACCTGAAAGAACCGTGGGTCGAGGCGTTCAAGACTGGCGAAGTCGTGGACATGGCTGGCAAATCCCACAACTTCAGCGAAGCCGACCTCAACGACCTTAACGAAGGAATCCACAACCAGCTTGCAGCCGGTTACCAGCCGCCGATGGTCAAGGGCCACCCGAAGGTTGACGATCCGCGTGTCGCCTCCATTGTCGATTCCAAGGTCGAAGACAACGTGCTGAAGGTCAAGCTTGACGACGTTTCCCCGGACTTTGCCGACGAGGTGAAGAAGGGCGGCTTCAAGTACATTTCGGCCGCGATTTACAGCAACTTGAAGAAGGGTTTGCGGCACCTGGGCGCTCTCGGTGCGCATGCTCCGGCGATGAAGGGTATGGCCCCGCTGTGCTTTGGCGAAGGAATGTTCGCCGAATCCGACAAGGGGTCTACAGAGCAGGACGTGTGCGTCTTTGCCGAGCCGTTCGCCTGGGACCGCCTGGTGCCCCGCACTGCTTTCGAATCTCTCGTGTACAAGCTGAGCGGTATCGGCCGCATGTTCCGCAGCCAGCGCGAACAGCTTATCGAGAAAGACGGCATCGAGGCTGCCGACAAGGTTTTCCCGGAATATGCCATCAAGGATATCGAGGATGTCGAAAGCGTCCTGAAGGATGCGAAGGATTTCCCGAAGCAGCAGCCCGCCCCTGTCGCAAGCGAGAAGACGGGCGACGGTTCCGCGAATTTCGCGGAAGGCTCCCCCAAGAACAAGAAATCCGGTCAGGGTTCGCTGGAGAACGGGAACCCCGACCCTCAGCCTACAACGCCCCCTCACGACGAACCGACCGTATCTATCCCGGAAGGTAATTCTAGCGAAGCGGCGCGGCTGAGCGAAGAGAACGCGGCACTCAGGGCGGAAAACGACGCCCTTAAGGCTGACAAGCTTGCAGCGGAGCGTCTTCGCGCAGGTGCTGCGTTCTCCGAGACCTTGGACCAGGCGATTGCCGAAGGCCGCTGCAACCAGGGAATGAAAGACCGTTTCGTGAAGGTGTTCAATGCAATGCAGCACCTGCCGCTCGATGGCGAAGGCTGCTTTGGCGAGGGTGAAGACCGCATCAACCCGGCTGCCATGCTCGAAGATACGGTAAAGAACCTCCCGAAGATCGTGGAGTTCGGCGAATCCGGCCTCTTCAAGGGCGAGAACAAGGCTGCAAGCGCAGCCCAGGCCATCACGAAATACAAGGCGGAGCAGGAGGAGAAGGGCCGCGAGCTCACCTTCGCAGAAGCCGCAGAAGAATGTTTCAACCAGTAAGGAGTCCCAGATGAAGGGTAATATCCTCGGATTTACGGCAGAAAATGCCGTCCCCGCCTTCCGCTTCGCCAAAGCAGGCACTGCGGATGGTAATGTCAAACTTGCCGGTGCTGGCGATCCCTGCCTTGGCGTAACCACCGATGTCGATTCCGCAGAAGGTCATCCCTGTGACGTGCAGGTTGACGGTATCGCCAAGGTCGAATGTGGCGGCTCCGTGGCGTTCGGCGCGTCCGTCGAATCCGATGCCAGTGGCAAGGCTGTCACCGCTTCCGCGACTCCCGGATTCGCTATTGCCCTCGAAAGTGGTGCATCTGGCGACATCATCCGTGTGAAGCTCGACGGCGTTGGTGTCCCGACGACCCCGGTGAACGCCGTGAAGTACAAGGCTGCAACCGGTGGCGTGTCCAAGAACACCTTCGTGAAGCTTGGTTCTGCCGCTGGCGAAGTCACCACTGCAGGTGCTGGCGATGCCGTGCTTGGCGTGGCCATCAACGATGCCGCAGCAGGTGCCGACGTTGAAGTGCAGCCCTACGGTATCGCTTCCGTTGTCGCGAGTGCCGCCATTGCTGCGGGCGCAAAGATCAAGAGTGCGGCAAGCGGCAAGGCTGTGACCGCCGCCACTGCAAACGATGTCGTGTACGCCATTGCCCTCGAAGCAGCCTCTGCCGCGGACGATGTCATCAAGGTCCAGGTCGGCTACGCCGGTGTCATCTCGGAATAATCAAAAAAGGAAGTGCAACATGAAGAAGATTACCAAAATCGCCCTCGTGCTTATCTCTCTTGCGTGCGTCGTCTGCGTCTTTGCAGGTGCCGACACGCTTACCGCCTGCGGCGTACCGCAGATTGTCTGCGACATCTTCGGTGTCGGTGGAGCCGGTGCTTCGATTGCGCCTATTCTCCCGATTGGCGAACAGCAGACCGGCCTCGTGATCGCATACAAGAACGACGAACTCATCGCAGACCAGGTGATGCCGGTCGAAAAGTTGGAAGGCAAGGAACTGTCCTTCAAGTATTTCGTCAGGACCAAGGGTGATGCGTTTACCGTGCCTGATACGAAGGTTGGCAGAATGTCCGAGCCGAATGTGATCCACCTTTCCGGCGAAGAGAAGTCCGATTTTGCTGTGGCCCATGGCCTTGAAGATATCGTACCGATCGAGGATATTGACCAGATTGGCGACAAGAACCGCTACGTCAACACCCGCTTCCAGTATCTCATTGACCAGGTGCTGCTTGGCCGTGAAGTCCGCGTTGCAGGCATTGTACAGAATACGGCGAACTACGCCTCCGGCAACACCCATACCTACGAGAATAACGAAGGTATCGGTGCGGACGGGTTCAATATCGTCGATGTGATCAACGAGTATCTCGAAAAGCTCATCGTTCGCCCGAACAGACTTGGAATGGGTTCTACCGTGTTTAGCAAGCTCCGTACCGACCCGAACGTGCTCCGTTGCGTATATCCGAACGGCAACGGCCAGGGCATGGCTACCCGCCAGCAGCTTTGCGACCTCTTCGAAGTGGACGAAATCATCGTGGGCAGGGCCCGCGTGAACACCACCAAGAACGCCAAGAACCTCGAACTCGAACGCTGCTGGGGCAACAACATTTGGGGCCACTACCAGGAGCCGCTGTCCAGCCTCAAGGACGGTGTGGCATGGGGCAAGACCGCCCAGGTTGGCGAACGCTTCTCTGCCATCATCGATGCACCGAACAAGGGCCTCAAGGGCTCCGAAGTCCTCAAGGCCGGCTTCTACCAGAAGGAAGTCGTGCTCGCCAAGGATGCCGGCTTCCTCCTGAAGAACGTCGTGAAGGTCGCCTAACAGATGAACTACTGTACGCTCGAAGATATCCGGGGCCATGTCCCCGAAGCCCGCCTGGTCGAGATTACCGACGACACGAACCCGAATGCCACGGGTGCTGTGAAAACGGAAATCGTGGACAAGGCTATCGCCGAGAGCAGCGATATCATCGATGCCTATATCGGCAAGCGGTTCCAGTTGCCGCTTCCGGGTATCCCGAGCGTACTGCGTACCATCTGCATCGACCTTTCGATCTACAACCTGTACGAACGTGTGACAGAGCTGAACGTCTCCGACGGCATGCAGCTCCGTTACAAGAACGCCATTGCCCTTCTGAAAGGCATTGCCGAAGGAGACGTGTCCATCGGCATTGTCCCGGAAGAGGCTCCCGCTGAAATGGGTTTCAGCACCAAATCAAAGTCCGGTGACGCCGTGTTCACGATGGATTCAATGAGGTCCCTATGAGCGCTCCGCAGCAAGTCACTGACTGTTTCATGATAGAATCGGCCATAAAGACCTTGATTGCCAACGGGAACGACCCGCAGATGGTTTTCAAGGCGGTCGATATCCAGAAGGATTTACAGACCATCACGCAGCCGAGCTTTACGGTGGCTGCCATTTCGGGCAAATTCGAACCGCAGGACAACAGCGGGAATATTGACGAAAATGTTGACGTGGTGGTGACTCTCGTCGTCAAGAATCTTGCGAACGAGGAACAGCGCAGGAGACTCATTCACCCCATGGTCTCCTACGTAGTGCAGAAACTGCACGGCAACGATCTTGGGCTAGACATGGAACCGCTCACGGTGAGCGGATGGGACGATGTGACATCCAACCAGCACCTTGCCTTGGCCCTCTCGCTGTTTGAAATCAAGTTTAAGACGCAGTTCACGCTTAAGCCGGAGGTTGCCGAATGCAGCTACAGGGAACTGCTGTCTATCGGCTCTACATTCAAGAGCGAAACGCCCGAACACGAAACGCTTGCGCAGGGCGAAGTCATTTTCAACGAGGTAACCAATGAGTCTGACTAACAACTTCCCGGAAACCATGGTTCCGGGCTCCTACACGGGCTTCAACTTCTTTGCCGGCCCGAACGGTCTCCCCGCCAACATCCAGAAGGTGTTGCTTATCGGCGACGTGTCTTCTGCGGGCTCGCTCGCGGTGGAAACGCCCACCGAAGTCGGCTCCGAGAGCGAAGCTTACGAGCTTGCCGGTGCGGGTTCCGTGCTCATGCAGATGTACAAGGCCGCGAAGAAGGCCTGGAAGTACGCCCAGATAACGATGCTTCGCCATGCCGCCGTGACGGGTTCTGCCGCTACCTGGTCGTTTACCTTTGCGGGAACTGCTACCAAGGCGGGCAAGGTGTCCGTCATCTGTAACGGCATCGAATATACCGCCGGAGTTGCCTACGACGACACGCACCCCGATGATTTCAAGAAAGTGGTGGAAACCCTTGAGGATGTCATCAACAAGATACCGGACGCTCCGTTTACTGCTGTTGCTACTAAATCCAACGGCGAATATACCGGCGAAGTAGTGCTTACCGCAAAGTGCAAGGGCGAATACATTGCCAACGGTACTTTCACGACCGGCTCCGGTTCTTCGGAAAGAACCTTTACTATTCGTGGCGGCTATAGCGTGGATGTTAAGAGCGCAGCGGAAGGCATTACCGTGGGTGCTGTTACCGTTTCTCCTGGTGTCGGAGACGTGGATCTTGGAACCGCCCTTACCGAAGCTTTCCCGGAACGCTACCACATCATCGTGTCCCCGGTGAGCGATCCCACGACGCTCGGCCATCTCAAGACGCATCTTGAAGCCGCAGCTGCACCGCTTGAACAGCGCGGCCAGCGCGCCGTCTGTGCGGTGGTCTCGGCCACGGCTTCCGATGTCAAGGCCTTGGCACTTGCCAAGAACTACGAACGCCTGCACATTGCGTCGGTCAAGAACAAGATCAACGATACCGAGTGGGAAATTGCTGCCGGCCTCGGTGCCATTTTTGCGAGCAACACCAAGCCGAACGTCCCGATGAACGGGGTCGCCATCCCTGGGCTTGCCATCCCCGCTACCAAGGACAAGTGGAGCGGCGAGGAACAGGACCTCCTTCTTTACGGCGGCGTGATTCCGCTGGTGGAAGAAGACGGTCAGCTCTGCATCGTGCGTGCCGTGACGACCAGGAGCAACAACAGCGGCTCCCGCTGGACCAAGCTCGTCGATACAGGCATCATCGCCTCGCTCGACTACTTCCGTGACTGCATCCTCGCGATGCACCGCGCCAAGTACAAGAACAAGGTGATTCACGAACTGCTGTGCGACGCCGTGAACGAGGACAACAAGAAAATCGCCAAGGACCTTGAAGGCGAAGAAATCCTGCGTTTCATCGACGATTACGCCGACCAGTTCATCACCGAGGAATCGAAGACTGAACCGGGTCGCCTGCTGTGCCAGATTCCGGCTCCTGTCGTGCCTGGCCTGAACCAAATCTATTCCACCATCGACCTTTACCTGTAAGGAGTTGAAAGATGAAAATTTCCCAAGTTACAATCGTCCTCGACGGCGAGAAGATTACGGGCTTCAAGCAGTTCAAGGAAAACGAGATCGAGGAAGCCCAGACCGTGGAACTTGCCGATGGCGAAGACGTGGTGGAAGTGCCTCCGAAATACGGTTTCTCGCTGACCGTCGTGCCCGACAGCGGTGCCGACCGCGACTGGAGCGGTACAAAGAACGCGACTGCCATTATCCAGTACAAGGGTGGCAAGAAGGTCGTGTTCACCGGCTGCCGTCTCCTGAAGCAGACTCCTGGCGACATTGACGGCAAGACCGCCAAGGAAACCCAGCTCGATTTCTACGCCCGTACCCGTAAGGTGAGCTAATGAGTGAATTCGAAAAGGCAATCCGCGAAGACGAACCCGACGAGCTTATCGAGCGCATCAAGACATCGCACGATGTCAAGCGTGTCGTGAGTTGGCCTGGAAAGCCGGACATCCAGATTGAAATCCGCCTCTTGTCGCTTTCCGAAGCTCGCAAGGCAAAGGTCGATAACCAGCTGGAGTTCAAGAAAGATGGCATTGCAGTCGAATGGCACAATGCAGCCGACTACCGTGAACAGGAAGCTGCTCACGGTATGTGGCGGGCATTCTACAACCCCGATACGGGAAAACGCATTTTCCGCTCCGCAGAGCACCTGCGTTCGTTCTGTACTCCCGACGAGCTGAAGAAGCTCTGCGACGAGTACAACGCTTTCGCCGAATCGTGTGACCCGAGCATCGACGAACTTTCGGACGAAAGTATCGAAACGCTCATTGACACGCTAAAAAAAACGCCGGACCAGGTTCAATCGAAAGTCGTAAGCTTGAATACGGCCTGGAAGCTAGTGCGTACTTTGGTTGCCCGGTTGCAAGCATAACTGACGCCCAGTGGCTCCTCGTCTTTGCGATGAAGGGGCTCCTGGAACCCAACGAAGAAGACAAAGGATGGCAGACAATTGGCGAATAACGAAGTCACATTGCGAATCGGGGCTGATGCCGCGGGCCTTCGGAATGGCCTGCGCCAGTCCACGGCTGCCGTCTCGTCTTTTGGTATGAAGGCCAGGGCGACCATTGCGCGTGTCGGCGGTTCTATGCGTGGGCTTGCCGACCGTATGGTCACTCCGTTCAATTCGTTGGTGCTTGGCGGTGGGCTTGGCATGGCCGTCAAGAACGTGGGCGACCTTTCCGAATCGCTCATGTATTATGGCTTTGCCGCAAAGAAAAGCGACGCGGACACGAAAGTGTTCCGCGAATCGCTGCATAAGACGGCGGTCGAGACGGGTGTCGCCGCCAATGAAATCCTGAACGGTGTTTCAAAAATCGGTGAAATCACGGGTGACTTTGATTTTGCCGAAAAGATGAGCGTTAGCCTAGCCAAGGCGTCCAAGGCTTCCCAAACTTCTATTGAAGACCTGGCTGCCGTAGCGTCTTCCATGAAAGGTTCCATGGGATATAGCGCCGACCAGGTTCTTAATGCCTTTAATGCCTTGATTATTCAAGGCGAAAAGGGTTCCTTTACTTTGCAGAGCTTCGCCGCCGAAGGTAAGGCGTTGCTGGCGTCTGCATCTACGTTTGGCATTAAGTCCACGGATCAATTCGCCAAATTCGGTTCTTTCCTCCAAATTGTCAATGAAAAAATCAAGAGTTCAGCGGAAACAACGACATCGGTTTCTGCGCTGTTTTCTGAACTGATCGACAAGGCAGCCGATATAAAAAAGAAATTTGGCGTAAGTGTATTCGACAAGAACAATGAACTTCGCGAATTTGATGTAATTATCAAGGAAATCATGGCAAAGACGGGCGGAAGTCTTAAAAAGTTGTCGCCTGTATTTGGCGCATCTTCGATGAAAGCCATCAATCCCCTAATTGGGGAGTTCCAAAACAACTGGGAAAGGATGGATGACATTGCCAAGGCTGGTATCGAAGGGATGAAAAATTCCGATGTCCTGGAAGATTACTACCAAAAAGCGTCCAATTCCTTCAAAAGCAATGTCGACAAGATGAAGAATGTCGCCCTGGAATTTGCAGACACGAACCTTACGGGCCCCGTGGAACAGCTCACGACTGCCCTGGGATTCCTTTCACGCCACCAGGGAATAGTCACGGCGGGCTTCAAGGCGATGGCCGTTGCCGCTGTCGCCCTCGGTGCTGTCAAGATTGGCGGACTCGTGAAGGATGCCGCAGGGCTTGCCAGGGATATCAAGGGTATCTGGAGCAAGAAGGGCGGTGCTGGGGCTTCTGCCGCCAGCGAAAGTGTTTCTACTGCGATGACTTCCGCAGTGCAGAAGGTCTTTGTGGTCAACATGCGTGGCGGCTTCGGTGGCGGTGCCGACTACATGGACGATGACGAAAGCTCTCCCGTCAAAAATACGGCAAAGCAAACCTCCGTGGCGATGGAATCGACCACGAGAGAGGTCGGAAAGTTCCGCCAGGGACTCTCAAACGCACGTGCTGGGCTGAACAGGCTCGGCAATACAGCCTTAGGCGGGATTGGTCTCACGGTTGCCGCCAACTGGGCGATGAACCAGATTTATGACTTTGGTCAGGCCTTTATGCAATGGCGAAATGTTGTCGCCGATGTCGAAGCCAATAGCCGAGCCATGGTAGACCGTAACCAGGCAGAATTTGAAAAGCGTTATGGTAGCACGGCTTCCTATTACTCCAAAAAACATGGAGAAACCTTGCTTGCTATCCAGAAGGAAGAAAACAGCTTCATACCGTCGCAAAAGAAGCTCGACAAGCTGTGGGCCGACCTGAAGATGTACAATTCCCGGATGCAGAGCGCCATCAAGGCCGACAAGAACGGGGCCTCGTCAAAGGAATACATGCAGGCTTTGAGCCAGAACATCATCATCAATGTCGATTCTTCTGGGAAAGCTGTTGTCGAGACGGACAAGGGCAAACCGCCCAAGGTAAGCACAAGAAAGACTTCGCCAGGATGGGGGGCCTAAATGGAAGAGCTCATACCTAAACTTGGACCTTGGCGGCTCCGTCTGGTATCGATTGGCGATGATATTTCCCACGCCATCTCTGAAACTACATATCCGTACAAGAACGGTGCAGACCTCGAGGATATGGGCGTAAACCCGGAGCGGCTCAAATTTTCCTGCGCTTTGTGCAATGCCGAATACGACCAGAACTTCGAAGGACTTAGAAAATGGTTTCTCTCCATATTCCCGGAGCCCGTCGAACTTGTCCATCCGAAACACGGAACGCTCAAGGGCTTCCCGGAAAATGCTTCTTTCGTCAACGACCGACGCCGTCGCTATTGTGAATTCACGTTTGAGTTCAGAGTGGCCAATATACAGCCCGACACGCAAAGTTACGCCGATCCTTACGAAGCCAATTTTGAAGAGGCAAGGGCGCTCAACCTGGAAGTCCAGGAAGATATCGCCGTATCGATGCAGCAGGCGGGTGTACCAGATATCAAGGGTTCCTCGGACTGGTCCCTCATTGACGCCTGGGGCTCCCTCGGGGATTCAGCGAGAAGCTTTGCCGACTCCACACGCGAAACGATGGGCAAGCTCCTCGGAACGATAGAGACTGTCAAGGCTCCGGTCGACGCCATCAACTCGACCATCGATTATATGGATTCGCTGTCTGGAACCCTGACAAAGGCCATCCAGGAATGTTGTGATTCCTTCGTGACGCTTGCCCGGCGTGCGGGCACCAACAAGGGCAAATCCAGGGCTTCCACGGCCACTTTGGTCGCCAATGCCACCTCTATGCTGGCGGCACTTTACGGGGCCCCTGAGAGCGTCCGAGCCGCCTTTGCGACCATTGCTGCATCTACCGTGGCGACAGAGACGGCCAAGGCCATTTCTGATGACGAGAAAAAGATGGGTGAATCTGTAGCCGCCGAAAGCATCGTCGTCGACGATGCCGAAGGCCGCGAACTGGCTTCCGAAAGCGAACCCTTCCTGCTCACGCCCGCCGATCTCGAAGACACGCTTGCACTGGCTCGGGAATTTATTCAGCAGGTCCTGCCACAGGCTGTAAGTCCCCATAGGCTCAAGAAGATGGCCGCGACTCTCTCCGATGCCGTGTTGCGCTTCAAGATGGAGTACATGACCACCAAGACGATTAACGTGGCCCATGAGACGCCGCTACACAAGATTGCCCTGGACAACGGCTTGAACTACAAGGCGGCAGAACGCCTTTGCGCGTTGAACAACGTCAAGAATCCAACGTTCATGAAAGGCGAGGTGCTTGTCTATGAAGAATGACGAAGTTATCTTGCTTGTGGCGAAAGCTCGCGTTGACAAGTTCGTGAGCTACACGATTGACGCCGACCTGTATTCCCCGGAAGGTTCGTTCCAGTTCGAATGCGATTCCAAGTATGACGTGAACAAGGGCGACACGTGCCAAATCTTCGTGAACCGCAAATGCGTGATGTCGGGTCTTATCGATACCGTACGCCGTTCCCTTTCGCGCTCCGGGCCCAAGATGGAAATCGAGGGACGTTCCGTCGCATCCATCCTGGCAGACTCCAGCGTGACAAAGTTCGGTACGCTGCCCACCTCGCTAACCCAGCTGGCAGAAAGGCTCGTGCGCGACCTGCCGTTTCTTTCCAGGAAAGATTTCGTATTCAATTCGGGTGCTGACAAAGAGAAAATTCAGCGCAAGTATGTGGAGCTGACGCCGGGTGACAGCGTGTTCGACGTACTGAAGAAAGCTGCCAATTCCAAAGGATTCCTTTTCTGGGCATCCCCCGCAGGTGAGCTTGTCTTTGACAAGCCGGTTGAACACGGCAAAGCAGAGTTCAAGATCCATGCCTTCGAAAACGGCGAAGAAATGGACTACATCGACGGTTCTGTCACCGATACCTTGAACGGGCAACATTCGCTTATCAAGGTTATCGGGGAAAGCCAAGACGACAACGACATCAAGTACGTGGCTGCCGAGGTGAAGAACGATGATTTCCCGTTCTACCGCCCGCTAGTCGTTAACTGGAACGAGAACGAAGGACCCGCCAAGAAAACCGCCGAGCTTCAGCTTGCGACGGAAAAGGCTTCCGCAATCCAGCTCGAATATACCGTGCGTGGCCATACCCAGAATGGCAAGCCTTGGGCCATAAACGCTTTTTGCGATGTGGAAGACCACTACAACGGTGCTGTAGACTCCTTCCTGATAAAGCGCGTCACGTTCACGCTGACGAGAAACGAAGGCAGGCGCACGCGCCTGGAATTGCAACCGGGAGGCTCGTTATGATGAAATTCTTTACGAGCATCGTGACGAGCTGCAAGGATGTCGCGGGCAAACTTCGCAGCATCGGCGGCAAAGCCAACGGGATAGAGTTCGAAGGTCGCCAGATGATGCAGCATTTCGGATTTGTCAGCATCCCGAAGGCTGGTGAAAGGTGCCTTTTCCTGCAATTTGGCAATGTGGTCATTGCCGTGGCGAGTGACGGCAAGGACCGCCCCGCCGTAAAAGAGGGCGAAACGGCCCTTTACCGCGAAGGGGAGCACTACATCATCCTCAAGGCTGACGGGACTATCGCCATCAAGGCCAATGGCGGTGTAGATATCGACGGCGACCTGCGCGTGAACGGGGACGTGAGCGACAACGTGGGCAAGCTATCCAAGCTCCGCGACAATTACAACCAGCACACCCATGTGGGCAACCTCGGTGCTCCTACGGCACCGACGGACAAACAGGATTTGGGGGGCGTAGATGCTTGACCTGGACACTCTCGATGCTGAATTTTCGCGAATTGTGGCTTCTGCCGATGGCAAGACAAGCGTGGCCCCTCAGCTCGCCAAGGCTTACGACGACTACGCCAAGGGCGGCATCATCCTCGGTGCCGACCTGTCGGCGGGTGGCGACAAGTCGCTGCTCGAAAGCGCCTTTTCGGTTCTCGACCCGTCCAGAGGCACACCCGCCAACATGGCCGCCAAGCTCTGTGCCTATTGGCAGGGCCTGCCGAAACCGGGAATCCCGTCTCATGGCGGTGTGGCAGTTGTGTCTGTCGTTCCGACTTTTGCCACTGTCCAGGCGGCAGTCCTGGCGGCCATCACGAATTTGGTCAACGCACAGGCGGTTTCCAAGCAAGAAGTTCAAAAGCCCTACAAGAAGCTTTTTGGCGACATTGAAGCCGTCTTGAAAACCGCTATGTGTACCGTCACCGAAACCATGCCCACGACCCCGCCCAGCGCGGCACCGTTCCCGGAGTTTTTGCAATGACATCAGATAAGATCAAAGAAGAAGTCCAGCTCTCGCTTACCGTCGCCAAAGGAAGCCTATACAAGAAGCCTGAATTCGGGCATCGCTTCAAGGAACTTGCCCGTGTACCTGCAACCGAAAATACCAGGAGCATGGCCGAAACCTATGCCTGCGAAGCTTTGCAGTGGATGCTGGACTACAAGCACCTCAGAAGCGTCACCGCGAATGCCACCTATGTCGCCGATGACAAGCTCCAGTTGAAGGTGGAATGTATCGCATACAACGGTGCAGTGATTGAATTTAAGCGTTTCGTGGAGGTCGGCGATGTCCATAACGGTTGACCAGATTTTGCAGCGCATGATTGTCGATGCGCGGAACTATAATCCGAATATCGTCATTAGCCAGGGAACGGAAACCTATATCCGCTTTGCCACAGCCGCATCGGCCGTTTGGGGGTTGTACAAGCAGATTGATTGGACGCTTGACCAGATTTTCCCGCCGACAATGAACCAGGAGAGCCTGGAACAGTGGGCGAATGACCGTGGCCTTAACTACGAGAACCTGACCGCCAGCGAGCTTTTGACGCTCATCCTGTCATACCTCCGTAATCCGCGGAGCGGCGGCAAGCCCAGCGACTACGAACGCTGGGCTCTGGAAGCGTTTTCGACGGGCAAGGCCGTCGGGCTCGAATCCTCGATGATTTCCGGCAACATGCCGTCACTCTCGGCTGCCGATGCTGTCAAACCGCACGATCGCGAAGGCGTCGCCTTTGCCTGCGGCACGGACGACACGGGCAAATACATGGTCGTCGACTTGGCTTCGTCCAAGCAGATTGTCGGCGTTGGCCTTGGCTTCATTACCAACAGGCCTGCATCCTTCGGCGTGTTTACTTCTGACGACGGTCAGTCCTGGACACGCAAGGGCAAAGTCGACACCGCCTACTGGTGGGCGATGGTTGAGTTTAGCGAAGTTTCTGCACGGTACGTCAAGTTCGAGCTCGAGGAAATCGAGGCCATCGAATCATGGCAACTCGAAGAACTGAACGAGGTCAAGTGTTTCGGCGTCGAAATCTATTCGCCTGCCACCATGAACGAGGCTCCTTCCAGCGCCCGCTGCCTAGACAATTACTACGGCATAGGTACCGTGCTCATGCTGGTCGGCCCCAGGTCGCTATCGATGCGCTGCTGCGAGGCCATCCGGGCGAAGTGCGAATACGAAGGGCCCGTCGCACCGCGTGAAATATGGGTAAACATCCCGTCAGAGACGACGCTATCCCTGCGTGTCACGGTCTCTGAGTTGGACAACATGAACGAGGTCGCGTTCCGGGAAGACGTAACCAAGTATTTTGCCGAGCTTGCAGCTGGAGACCTGTTCATTCCGGCGCAGATTATCGTTTTCGTCATGAAGCATGGCGGCGAGAACGCCACCGTGGAAATATCGATAGATGGCGCTGCGTATCAGCAATATAATAACGGTCTCGCGCCGCAAAACAGGAAAGAACAGTTCGTCATGGGAAGCGTGGTGGTGCAGTAATGAGTGTAGATCCATTTGACAGCAGGCATTACAAGGCGCTTTCGCGGCTCTTTCCGCTCCAGATGGATGCGGAAGAGTATGCCGTATCCCGTGCGCTGGACCGTGTCCTGGAAAAGGCCGATGCCGCCTACCTTGAAATCTTCCCTGGTTCTGCGACATCCACGCTTGACAGGTGGGAGGATGTCTACCAGCTCGGCCATACGGGCACCTTGGAGGAGCGTCGGCAAGCGCTTCTGGCGGCAATCAACAGGGAATCCGGCATCGCCGAACGCCATTACAAGGCGCTGGCGGCAGCTGTCGGCTATACTATCGATATCACGAAACCGCCCCGGATATTCCGTGCGGGAGTCAGCAGGGCGGGCTTCGAAGTGTACGACCCTGACGAACAATATATATGGACAGTCACCTGCAACCGGCCCGAATCGGAATGTTCCCTGCTGGTCCGTACCCTGGAAGCCCAGAAAATACCTTTCACGTTCATCAGGTGGAACCTGATACCCGATAACGGCAGGATTATCCTGGAATCCGGCGGCTTCCTCCTGCTGGAAAGCGGTGGCTACCTGTTACTTGAAAACGACAACCAAATTTTAGTGGAGAACTAGACGATGGCAGGAACATTAGACAAAAAGATGTCCCAGCTGGGCAGCTTGACCAAAAAAGAAGCAATCCAGTCAAACGGTGCGTTAATCGGCTTTGCCGGACAGGGCAATTTCACCATCAAGGTTGACGACCTCACCGATGTCTATTTCGGCGACTTGTCGACATCCTGGGAGGATATCGCACGTGCGCAAGCGGCAGGAAAACTGGTTTTCCTGCGGTTTGAAATTCCAACACTCTTCGCAACTTCAGTAGGACCGCTGAAACAGACAATCCCGACACTTGAAAAGCTGAATGAAATGATTTGGCAAATATTTTCCATTGCCAAGGAAGAATTTATAGAAAAGCTGCCGGATATAAACGAGACGCTGAGGTCTTCAGGTTATGACGAATGGACCGAGGCAGATATCGATGCTCTTTTCGACGGGACTATGCCGAAGGAAAAATTTAACGAATATCGAGAGGCGGATGGTCAAGAACCCGTTGACGACGAAGAATATGCTGAATATTTAAGCGTAAATATACGTCAATTCGTTACGATGGACCAGTATATCGGGATGATGGCGGAGGGTCCTCTGACTAGCCAGATCGATGTGGATGTCGACATCCCCATTTCTATCGAAGAAATGGGAATCAGGATTGGAATCGGCTTGCGCTACCGTGCGGACATGCCATTCGTGACTCCGACATATATCGCCATGGGCATGCCGTACATAATCTGTGCCAAGGTTGGTGACGGAGAACTCCTTGATACTGTTAACGGCCTCGGCGGCAGTATATTTGCCGGAAGTTCTGCGCTATTTGAAGTTGTCGTCGGTCTCGATGTTGATTTCAAGGACGATGGCGACCCGGAAGGGGTCGTCTTGGACCTCGGCGGAGAAGTGACCAATATGGTCATTGACTCGGAGTTGATAGGAGAAACCGCTGGAGAAGTCAGCTCGGTTGGATTCAGCGGTGACCTCACGGGCATACTGGCCAATGTCATCAACTTGAACGCCATTCTGGAAATCATCAATGACGTGAAAATCACGGTATCGGCAGAGCTGACGTTCAATGCCGTGTTGCGGCTGCTCCGCAATGGCTGGGAAATCAACTTTGTAACGACGGATGGGAATATGATTCCCGGTCGTGTTGGCTTCTATGGCTACGCAATTGAATTTAGCGATTTGACGCCTGCCAATAATGCTTATTTGCGCTGTCCGTACATTCTTGTCGATTGCGAGTACGATGGAACCATCCAGGTGTTTGAATCCCCGAAAAAATTCATTCGGCAGGCCATCGAATTAAAAGAAGATATGCTCTTTGACGATCTTTTTGCCGCCGCCGAAAATGGCTGTGCAGGCGTATTTTTTGAAAATCATTTACAACAAGGCGATGGACCTCGATCTATCTGGTTTGAGTTAACCCCCACTGAATTTTTAGGAACTGAGGCTGTACTGGTTGAATATCAAGAAGGTTTTGGTAAGCAACAGAGCGTCGGCATTCCTGTGGAGATAGAGGAAGACGTATATGGAGTAGAATTTATTCCGATCGGAGTCACGCCTACTTCGGTGATGGTGGATATCGACTGGTTTGATGGGGAAGACTTGGCTGGAGCCAAAGCGGATTCTGCCTATTGGTATTATAGAGAAGGCTTTGAACGAATTTTCGACAGAGATGGTAACGAAATATTGTATGTAGAGCTGATCTTTGATATTAATGGGGAAGTTGCTTCAGGAAATGAGGCATGTGTTGGACGCCATTATTCAGGAGATGGTGGAGTAAATTTCTCTCGTGATACGATCTCCAATACTGGTGGTATTGCTCATGATGGTGATTATTTCGCCTATTATGATAATGAGATTGTCATTGATGCCAAAGGTATCAATCCCGGTTCTTCCGATGACCTTGACGTATCTGGGGTTTCGTTTGAATACTTCGATGAAAATGAGAATGATTGGATAGAAGACTCCGTGCTGGGACTTCTTGAATTGGTAGATAGCGGCTTTACCAACATTTCGCTCGATCTGGGCAATCGAATGCTGCATTTCTGCGGACTTGACGCGGGCGGTGGCTATACTCCAAGGCTGCTCTTCTCGGCGGTGTACAACGGGGTCCTCTATAGCGCACACATTGCCATCAACTACAACAACGGTGTACACGAAGGCCTTATCTCGGTGCATCATCCAGTACGGCTCGAAAAGGCATGGACGTCGTACACGTCCGAACCGGATGCGGCGTCGTACACTCTCGATTGCATGCACAAGGCCATGTACAACGTCGCACTGGATAACGGAACGACCACGGCGCTCACGGTGGCCGCACCGGCGGCATATTCCGGGGCTCTCGCAGACGAACTGGACAAGCCGATTCACCAGGACGAGCCCGTGCAGGCAAAATGCGTGATTACCAAGGATTCGACGGCAGGCAATACGACGCTCGGCATCACCGGAGTTACCGTAGGCGCTGGACCGTACACCCTCGAACCGTCTAAGAAGTATGTTCTCGACATATTTGGACCTGTCGCGGAACTTCACGAAGTTCAATAACACCAAAAGGAGATATAGACATGGAAAAAAACACGACAAAGGCCGAAGGCCAGCAGAAGAAGGAATCGACAAAAAAATTCAGCGGCCCCGCCAAGAAGATGTCCAGGGAGGAACTTGCCGAGGCCAACAAGGCTGTTTTTACCAGTCTTTTTAGCAGAGCCGTCAAATCCTTCGAGAATCTGGACAAGGCAGGCAAGATTCCTGCCGAAATTACTGGCAGGGATGGAAAACGCCTCAAGGTCGACCGTAACGGCCTCCGCGCATTTTGCAAAAGATTCAGTGCGGTGCATGCGAACCAGATGAATGTCATGCGCGAAATGAAGGCAAAATCGGGGCTCAAAACCGAAGTAAAGGCCAAAGAGGCCGATGTAAAATAG